AAAGCGGTCGCGTTTCAACAGTTTTCAGAAGCTGGGGATAGTTACGCCGGTGTAACAAAAGCTAATCATTATAGAGATTTTAAAGACATTGAGCCAAATAGGTCAGTTAGACCCGGATTTAGAACATCTGATTACCATGCGTTCAGGCCAGATGAGCGAGTCCCGCACAAGCAAAAACGTGCAATCAAGATGTGCATGGATGCATACGAGAAGGTTGGCATAATTAGAAATGTTATTGACCTAATGGGCGACTTTGGTTGTCAGGGTATCAATATAGTACATGAGAATAAAAGCGTAGAAAAGTTCTACCAGCAATGGTTTAAAAAGTGTAGCGGAAAAGAGAGGTCTGAAAGATTTCTTAATTTGTTGTATAGATCAGGACAAGTACCTGTCTACAGAAGCTATGCAAATCTAACTCCAGAAGTTGTTAAGTATGTGAAATCAATCGGTCAAGACATAACTGTAGAAGTTCCTAATTTTGAAAGGAATCAAATACCTTGGAGGTATAATTTCTTTAATCCAGTTTCCCTTGAGGTTAAAGATAGTAACATCAATCTTTTCTTGGGAAGAAAAAATTTCCAAATATCACCGTCAAGCTTTTTGGATATAAAAGAAAAAATCCAGAATGGAGAGAGAAAAATAACACTAGATCCAGAAAGACTTTCTATGTTTTACTACAAGAAGGACGACTGGTCTAACTGGGCAAATCCTTTGATTTACGCAATTCTTGACGACGTAATAATGCTAGAGAAGATGAGACTCGCTGACTTATCTGCGTTAGATGGCGCAATCTCAAATATCAGACTATGGACTTTAGGTAATCTAGACCATAAAATCCTACCAAACAAGGCTGCTATTAATAAGCTTAGAGATATCCTTGCTAGTAATGTTGGTGGAGGCACAATGGAACTAGTCTGGGGTCCAGAGCTTTCTTACACTGAATCAAATAGTCAGGTGTACAAGTTTTTAGGTTCAGAAAAATACAACTCTGTTCTTAATAGTATTTACGCTGGTCTAGGAGTTCCTCCTACGCTTACAGGTATGGCTGGCAACGGTGGCGGTTTTACAAATAATTTTATATCGCTCAAAACTCTTGTTGAAAGATTGCAATACGGTAGAGATCAATTAACTGCTTTCTGGGAAAAAGAGTGTGAAATTGTCAGAAAAGCTATGGGCTTTAGAAAGTCTCCACACATTACTTACGATCAAATGAGCTTGTCTGACGAGTCCTCTGAGAAAAATCTTTTAATTCAACTGGCTGATAGAGATATTATATCACATGAGACAGTTCTTGAAAGATTCAAAGAAGTCCCATCTGTAGAGAAAATGAGGCTTAGAAGAGAAGACAAAGCCAGAGACTCAGAAACCTTGCCAGAAAAAGCAGGTCCATTTCATCCTCCACCAAAGCCTCAAGACATGAAAGAAGAAGAAGCAAATCTAAATCAAGTAGAAAAGACTAACGATTCTGACCCATCTCCCGGAAGACCTTTGTTCTCTAAAGATGAAGAACCTAGAAAGAAGAGGGTTGAAAAACCAAAGTCAAAGCCGGGGGTAGCAGAACTGATCACTTGGGTTAATGATTCTTTTGACAAGATATCAGAAATAACAACGGCTGCATATCTAGGTGTTCTAAACAAGAAGAACATGAGAGGTCTAGCTAAATCTCAGTCCGAAGAACTAGAGCAGCTAAAATTACACGTACTTTCTAACATAGAGCCTCTATCTGAAGTAACTACCTCTAAAATACAAAAAGTGATTGGTTCCACCAAAAAGATGCCCAAAGATTTCTCAAATTCTATGGAAAAATCAAATATTAATCTATCAAATCTTAACACAGAAAATTTTAGAAGGCAAGCTATTTCTTGCTATATTCAGTATGTTTTAGACAATTAATGCTGTTTTTTTAAAAAATAATTTTTTTTGTGTATATTAATTGTAGAGGTGATACATGACAATAAAAATATTCCAAAACGAAATAAATGACGGCATTAGCGAACTCGTAAAGAGTACGGCTAGTGTTGCATACTGCGCTGAAGCAACGGTCCAGAAGGAGATCCCTGAAGAGATTGTTGTAAAAGCAATTGCTGAAAACAAAGACCAAGTTGATCTATACTATCTAGAGTCAGTTTTAGTGTCTTGCGGTTGGAACAAAAATGATGACGTGTTTATGCCAGAGGCGACTTGGGCGGCACGTAACACCCCAGAAGATAAACAATTCAACTTTATGCACAATGAAAACGATATCATTGGGCATATTACTGGTAGTTATGTTTTAGGTAAAGATGGCAAAGCTGTTTCTGATGACAAGGAAATGCCAGAAGACTTTGATATAATTACTCAAGCAGTTCTTTATAATAGCTGGACAGACAGTGAGAATAAAGAACGAATGGACAAAATTATTGCAGAGATAGAAGAGGGTAAGTGGTACGTCTCTATGGAGTGCCTTTTTGCTGGCTTTGATTACGCCCTATCTAGTGATAATGGTTCTAGGAAAGTTTTAGCAAGAGATGAAGAATCTTCATTCTTGACAAAACACCTAAGAGCTTACGGTGGTACAGGTGAGTACCAAGGTTATAAAGTTGGTAGGGCATTAAAGAACATCGCCTTTTCAGGTAAAGGTCTTGTTTCTAAACCGGCCAATCCAAGAAGTGTAATTTTAAAAAGTGTAGCTTTTAATTTAGATGACGACTCTCAATTCGATATAGGAGAATTTAATATGTCAGATAATTTACTTGAAAAGCAATTGGCAGATGTTCGCGAAGAACTTGTTTCTGCCAAGGCTGAAAACGAGGCCATCAAAGCTAAAATTGAAGAAGCAAAAGACAAAGAGTTTGCTTCTAAAGTAGAAGCTTTTGAGGCTACAGTGGAAGAAAAAGATGCAAGCATTGCAGAACTTGAAGAGAATATCAAAAGTTCACAAGCTCGTATCGCTGAGTTGGAAGATACTCTTGCTAAGTCGCAAGAAGAACTTACTGTCGCCATGAAAGAAATGGACGACATGAAGAAAAAAGCAAAAGTAGAAAAGAGAATGGCTGCTCTTGTAGAAGCCGGTTTCGACCAAGAAGAAGCAGAAGAAACACTTGCTGCTTTTGAAAGTGTTAATGACGAGTCTTTCGATGTTATCGTTGCAAAAATGTATAAAATGAAAGCAAAGAAAGATAAAAAAGAGGACGAAGCTGAAGCAGCAATGCCTCCAGCACTCAAGGAAGCACTAGAAAAGAAGAAAAAAGAGAAAGAAGCTAAAGCCGATGAAGAAGCTGAAGCTGAAGTGACTCCAGAACTTCTTGAAGACGTGGAAACTTCTGAGGCAACTCTCGTAGATGCTACTCCAGATGTTGACGAAGTAGAAACTACAAGAGCTAGTATTTCTGACTGGCTTTCCAATAACGTACTCTCAACTAAGTAATCATAATAGGAGATTTAATTATGGCTCTCAAAGCAGATAGATACGAAGAATCAACAGACATTAGCTTCTTTTATAACGAAGGCACTGCTACTCGCGGCGGTGTCGTTGTGCTTGATGCTGTTAACGCTTCTGGTGCAGCAATGGACCAAGGCGCTAACAAGGTTAAATACGCTCAAGCTGTCGGTGCAGACGTTCCTGTTGGAATTTTGCTCAACGACGTTGTTAATAAAGACTTGACCAGAACTCACCTTAATCAATATAAGGATGAAGTTCAAAAGGGCGGTAAAGTTACCGTTCTTACTCGCGGCTGGGTCGTTACCAACAATATCACAGGAACTCCTGCTGCTGGCGACATCGCTTACGCAGACGAGACAACTGCCGGAAACCTAGTCAATGGCTCCGATCTTGGCGCAACTTCTGGCGCAATGGCTGTGGGTCGTTTCATGTCTGGCGCAGACGCAGATGGCTACGCTAAAGTCTACGTCAACCTTCCAAACCTTCAGTAATATAATAAATAGGAGATAAATAATGTCATATACAGAAAGACCAAGCGAAGAATTTATTTCAGTACTTCGCAAATGTGGCGACTCCGATATGGAAGTCGCGCTCGCAGCACAGAGGGAATTTGCCAAGGCTTTGGAACTTCCTTTGCGTAAAGGCGTTCTCGTTGGAAATATTCTTGGGAACATTTTCGAGCAGATCAACGTAGAGCCGGGCGGAAGCACTGAGTATCCTCTCGATTTGCTTTCTCCGGGACTTGAGGGTGAGCATGTTGCTTACACCAATCCGGGTCATGGTCGCGTTCCTGAGCGCGCAGTCGAAAGCGATTACGTCATGATTCCAACATACAGCATTGCAAGTAGCATCGACTTCTTGCTCCGATATGCTCGCGAAGCTCGTTGGGATATCACCGCTCGCGCTATGCAAGTTTTGGAAGCCGGTTTCGTTAAAAAGATGAACGACGACGGATGGCACACATTGTTGGCTGCTGGTGTTGATCGCAACATCTTGGTTTATGATGGTGATGCAACTGCTGGTATGTTCTCCAAGAGACTTGTTAGCTTGATGCAAACCGTTATGCGCCGTAACGCTGGCGGTAACACTGGTAGCGGTGATCGTGGTCGCCTCACCGACCTCTACGTTTCTCCTGAAGCACTTGAAGATGTACGCAACTGGGGATTTGATCAGATTTCTGACGCAACCAGAACCGCGATCTATAATTCTGGTGCAGATGGCGCTCCTATCACCAATATCTTTGGTGTAAATCTTCACGATCTTGACGAACTTGGCGAAGGTCAAGAATATCAGGCTTTCTTTGAGGATGGTCTTGGAGGCTCTGTGCAAGGTAGTGACTCTGAGCTTGTTGTTGGTCTTGATCAAGGAGCTAACGATAGCTTCGTGATGCCAATGAAGCAGCAAGTTTCTATTCACGAAGACCCAACTCTCCACCGTCAACAAAGAGTTGGCTGGTACGGTTTTGCTGAACTT